ATACCACTTTTTGATTTAATATAATATCTACCAGTAGATTCAATATATATTTCAGACGGTGGAGCATATACATCGACTTTAGTTAGATTTGCCAATTCTTGAGCAAAACAAGTCCCATCATAGTTATTGCCAGTTGAACAGCACATGAGCTGTATTGGTTCGCCATTATGGTCTTTTCTATTTTTAATAATTTTTGCAAGCATTTCAGCGTCAATATTGTCAATCTCGTAAATTTGGATTGAGTGTGGTGCTCCATGCGCTCCAATTACATAACGCTCTCCATTTAAGCGATGACTAATTATCCTTGTTGAGTTTCTAAGAAGATTATCAGTTGAATTTGTTGTTGAGAAAAATATTGCATCTTTAGATTGGACAGCCCTTTTAATGGCTTTGTATTTTTCTCCCTTTTCTTTCTTCTGTCCACTTGAAGCAGACAATGCTTTCAACGCTCTTGGTTGTTTGCTCACTGCCCAAGCACGCTCACGCTCATAGTCACGGCGCAGATGATTGTTATGCGTGAACTGACGCAGCTTGTCTTGCAGCTCACCTAGTCTAATGCGCTGCTTTACCGCATCTGCTCTCACTTCTTGAAGGTAAGCAATCTCTCTTTTCTGGCTTCTAATCAGACGCTCATATCTACGTTGCTTTTGTGTAGCGACGTAGTACTCGTCACTTGTCATGCCCGTGATGCGCTCTTGCTCTGAGTAGTCCATGTCTGGAAGCTCGGAATATCCAGGAACATAAGGTGTCATGTAGTGGTAGCAGTGAGCTCCACAGAGTCCTGTCACGGTGCCGTATCCGGTTGACTCAACGAGTGGTGGATACTCGGTACTTCTACCGCTCCTTGAATACACCTTGCCTTGCCATTCTGCATGGCTTGGACGCGCTCCAAAGTGAGCATCAACAAAGACCAAGTCCCACTCCCACTCGTCCATACGCTGCATAAGAAGGCGGTTTCTCGCTTGGTTAGCCTGGGAGACAATGTGGCGTCTTAGAGCTGCGTCAATAGTTGTCTTAGTACCGCTGATGTAGTCAATGGTCTCTAGTCCAGAGTTAGCAAGTCGTGTAACTCCACGCTCCATAACAGCTCGTGTTGGCTCTCCCGCTTGATGACGGGCGATTGCTTCAGCGGTCACGTCATACCAGAGTGCTGCTTGGTCTTTAGCAAGAGCAATGTTTTGACGCTCTAGGACCTCATTCATGCCCTGCGCTGTCTGAGCAGCGATGATAGTTGCGAGGTTAGTCATGTGACGGCGTGATCCCATCGCTCGTACAAACTGCCCCACGAGTACGTCATCAGTCTTTTTAAGCGCGTTCTTTAGGACCTCACGTGTTTGCTTGTCGATAGCGGGGTGGTACTTGTAGTAGATCGCGAGAGCTTCTTCACGAGAGAGCCTAGAGAGACGCTCAAAGTCTGCAATCTCTCTTCCTCTAATTACTGCGCCATTTGTGCGCACTACCTCATCAAGCAGGTTAAGAAAGAAGTATGAGAGTTCTTGTACATAAGCAGACTGTGCGCCCCCTACGAGACGCACAGCGATTTCTTCAGTCGGTTTCATACTTACTCACCAAGGTCTGCGTCAAGTGCTACTCCGCCAGTCTCGCTAGTAAATGCCTTTGCGTCTTCCTCACTCATGCCTTGGTACTTGACGAGGTACTTCCACTTAGGGCAAAGACCACGTACAATGTCATCTTTCATCATGTCTCGGTCTGCTTTGTCATCTGAGATAACCGAGTCATCCCACAGAATGTCAACCGGTACAGGCTCGTCTACTCTGTAGCCGTTCATAGCACACTCTGCAGCAAATGCGCCCTGAACAAGGTCTCTTACCGAGTTCTCAATGGAGTGCTCGTGCTTTCTGATGGTTCTGATAAGCGTTGCATTAGTGCTTACAACCTCTGTTGCCGTCTTGAGTCCTTGTCCCAGCGTGAATGACCAATAGCCTGCACCAAAGCCAGTTCTAAAGCCCAGCACAGCAAGGGCATTGTTGAATGCCGTCACCATGTCATCAATGTGCGTGTCAGGGTTGTAGACCGTCATAGGAGACTCTGCACTAATGCCAGCGGAGATTGGTGCGAACATAATCTGGTCCATAGTGTTGACAAACTTAGCCTTACCGTCTTTGTCACGCACAATAGCTTGCTCATCAACAATCATCTTTGGCAGCGACACTCTTACCTGCCAATACATCTGGTTAAATGCTTCGTCTACCAGTCTGCAGGAGTCGCAGATGTCTTCAATAACAGATGCGCCAAGCGGTGTGAGCTCGTCATGAGCGTTGTACTTTGCTGGTTTGACAAGCGCATACGTTGGCAGCGGTTGCTTGGTATCGACAAAGCCTGTAATACCCTCGACCTCAACAGGTGTAATGCGGTTCTGCGAGTTAAAGAGCAGCGTCTCAATTACGTGAGACTGTGTCTCTTGGTTGAAGTATCTAAGCTGCAACTGGTCGTAGAGCTTAGAGTTCACAGTCACCTTGGAGATGAACGCGCAACCATCACCTAGAAGCGGGATAATCTGCCATGCCTTCATGGAGTCAATGCTGGTTGAGACGTTTCCCTCGTATCCGTGGAAGTTAGCCACCCATGCGCCAACACCCAGGGCAAACACAGTACTGATAAACTCTGCTTGCTCATCAACAAAGTTTGGAATCGTGCGCTCTAACCAGTCATTCACTGCATCTTCAGAGCTTGAAAGTATTGTGCCTTCGTTCATGATCAGACTTGGAATCTCGCTTGCAACCATTGAAGCCGGACTAATTGAGAGCCTGTCATACGAGTCAGCACCATTGTTGATGATGTAAGGCTGCTTGTAGTACTCATTATCATGCGTGAACCAGCCCCACCACAGCTGCTGGAACTTGTCCATAGACGTGTCCGGTGTAAAGCCACGCTTCTTTAGGTATCTGAGTGCCCATTCTGGCTTTTGGATAGTAATCTTTGACAAGGTGAGACCCCTTCTCTTTAAGTCAAGCTTCTGTCATTGATAAGCGTCATACACGCATAACGCACAGCATCGATAGTGTGGTTATCAGCGTCTGGCAACTGCCCTGTGAGCTGGTTGTCCTTTGTCATCACATATGAGTAATTGCTGAACTCTCGTGCTGCAGTTGTGCAGCTGGAATCAATCACAATCTTTGAGCGGTATTGCAGCCACTTGATTGAGTTGTGGATGTTGTGTGCGCCTGTCTTAAGAGCACCACGGGCGTTAATGCCATTAGCTTTGAAGTCAGCAATGCTCTTTGGCTCTGCTGAGTCGCACCATACTGTGGCATATGGTTCAGCGTCTTCAATAACATCCTCACCATCTTTGAGAGCGTTGCCCAGCTTCTCACTTACGAGCTCAGCAGTATCTTGGTTAGAGAGTCCACACTTCACAAACTCATCCAGGATGTAGAGTGTGCGAGTCTTTGTGTCGTAAGCAATCTTCACCCATGCGAATGGATCCTGTGAGAAACCCCAGTCAACGCCGTAATAGTGATACTCAAGCTTTTTGCGCTCTGCGTGTGTGATGTCTCTCACCTCAACACGAGTGAATACCTCCGAGCCAAAGCCTACTTGCTCTCCGAGCCACTCATGGCGATATGCTTCCTCGTCAAGTTCTTTGAGTGCTTCAGCGTCTTTGCGCACCTGCTCTGGTATCCACTCATGTGGCACATCGAGATAGCTTGACTCAATGACGCGCTCCGGGTGTGTTGAGAGCAGGGTAGAGACGTGCTCATTTACCCAGGCATCGCGAGAGCGTGGTGGGTTGTGGTCAAAGAAGCGGAAGTATACAGAGCCTTCTGGAGCGTCACGCGTGACAGACTGCATAACCGTTCTCAGCTCGCCCCAGCCGTTGAACTGGTCTACCTCAGAAAACCACTGGTAGGCGTAGTACGTGCCATTTGGTGCCTTAATTGCCTTTGTCTTCTGCGTATGGTCACCACCACGGAAAGTGATAACTTGACCCGTTGCAGGGCGCGTGAGCTTGTACGGGCTCTTAGACGCTCTCCATTCATCGCGGATGTTGAGCTTGTCAATCGCCCAAAGCATTTGCTCAAAGACACCGTCTCCGATATCCTTGCCAATCTTTGGCATGATGAATGCGGAGCGGTCCTTGTGCTCCATAAGACCTTGCATGATCTCTAGAGAGACTGTGGAACTCTTCAAAGAAAAACGCCCTCCCCTTAGCCACCATTCACCTCCTGCGTCCTGTGCGATTGCACGATGCAGTGAGAGAAACGGTGGTGCTAAGA